GCCCTACACAGTATGCAGATATACTTGATGCATACACGTGGAAAATGATGTAGCATGCAATGCATTGGCTGTGAATCGTTTCCAGCTTTCAGCGGAAACCATATATATTAATATGATACGATTTAAATCTTTATTAGAATCTTAAGATGCATTGACACAGTGGATGGCGGAACACTTCGATGACATCATTGTGGGGTATGATGCATGGTTATCACAACAGTTAGAACAAATGGTTGACGCCGCGGCTGTTATAGAAAAATTAATAAACAACAACAATAGCAAATTCATTCAATTCGTTAATCCTGCGGCTGAAGATGAAACTATATTATTTATACGTACTAAATCTGGTAATGTAGCAATGTTGTATTTAAACGTGTTAGAACGCAAGTAGTACGGATAAACACACAATCTGCCACAATGTGTATCTCATCGGTACGCATTTTTACTGTGCATGTAGTATGTTCGAGTAATTAGTGCGGACCTGAAAGGGCGCACTGTTTTACTGCTTACTACAACCGCTTTACAACGTGCTATATATTTATTAAAATGATACGAATGAAACATTTATTGGCTGAACAAGTTGGGTCATCTTGGACTTCTTGCAAGAATTGGAAAGCTTCTGGTGGAACTGGTTATTGGAACGGCCAAGACGGGAGACCTAAAATAACTGTTAGTATGAATGATGCTGGAATGCATTTACATTATGTAGGACCAGGATCTGGTTATGCTATATCTCATGCAAAAAATGGTAAGGGTGATTCTTTGCACCAAGCATTTAATGTTGTTGTGTGTGAAGTTAATCCATTTTTATATAAAGGAGGATTAAAACCTAATATCAATGCTATAGAATCTAATTGTGTAAAAAACGATAAAACGTATGATATGAACATATGGATTCCGTTTGTTGCGGTAGATGCTAGTCAGATATATCAATTGAATCACAGAGGAGGTTGGGGACATGATCCAGGACCGAATGCTGTTAAACAAGCTGTTGGTAGTGCAAAGAACTTAGAAGGACCAGGTCGCGTTGTAGTCAATACCGGCGGTGGTATTATCACAGAATATTTCGTAACTTATACTGTATAAGATATTTATTAATATGATACGCTTAAAACAATTATTATCAGAAGGCATCGGGTTTAATGGAGTAACATTATCAACCGTACCAATTAAATACAATGATCCGAAAAAAGGTTTATATTATCCTAATGCTAAATATTCAGGATTTTTAAAAATTGTATATAACAACAAGACATACTTTTATAAAGTACATGTTGATACGAGTCTTTACTCAGGGCCTGTTTTATTACAGTCGGTGAGCGTACATCAAAATAAAACAGATTTTAACATTATTACTAGTGAAAATCAATCAATGAAAATTGAGCATGATCAAATGGAAAATATAACAAATCAAATAAAAAATTCAGCTCCACAATCTATTACACCTACCAAACAATTAACTTTAAATAAAGTAGCCTAGTATATGATACGATTAAAATCTTTATTATTAGAACAACCAGCATCTGATAAAACTAAAAAAACTACCGAAGTTAAGAAACCGAATGTTTTATTTATCGGAGATCAACAAACCGCATCTAAATATGGATATGCATACCAATTAGTTAAATCTAAATTAGTAGCTGGTAATATTGTGGGATTGCAAGATATTAGTGCAACAAAATTATTACGTTTAATGCGACGCAAAATAAAAGATACATATAACGTCGTAGTTATTCAGGTAGATGCTGATCAAATCGAAACAACTGATTTGGATTCTGAACTTCGTTTTATTGATGAAGCCGTTTCTATTGCAAAATCATTTAATGCATATACCATTGGCATAGTCACGCCATCATTGGATGCTGAAACTGAAACTTCTGAATTAGTAACTATTTATGAACGTTTAAAAAATTCATTAAGCACTGATGTTGTTATTGAAACAATTCCATATACCAAAGATAAATCAAAAGCTGGTATTTTAAGTGCTAATTTATTACGCGCAATACAGAAACGTGTTATAAATTATATTAATGATAAATTCGGTACTGTATTAAATACACAGGATGCTGAACAAACTATAGATGCAGATACGGCTGATACTACATCATTAGATAGTATACCAGATCTAGGACCAGTGCCTGCAAACGCCGCAGCATTCATTAATATGTGGAAAGATGCAGCAATTGCGCAAATGAAACAATATGGTATTCCTGCTAGTATTACATTAGCACAAGGAGGATTAGAATCTGGATGGGGTAAATCATATTTATCTAGAAAAGCTAATAATTATTTTGGAATTAAGTGTCATAGCTGGTCTGGAGAAAAGGTATATGCTAAAGATGATAATGCAAAAGATTGTTTCCGTAAATATCCAGATGCTGCTCAGTCATTCGAAGACCATAGTAAATTCTTAGTAAAAAATGGAAGATATTCTGATTTATTTAAACTGAAAATAACAGACTATGAAGGATGGGCAACCGGATTACAAAGTGCAGGATATGCTACTGGTAGCGATTATGCAAGGAAATTAATTAGTATAATAAAATCATATGGATTAAATAAATACGATACAGGTGACACTAGCCCAGTCGGTGGAGATACTACTACTTCTAAATTTAATGGGGTACTACCATCTGTTGAAAATAGTAAATTATCATTTAGTTCCAGAGCTAAAAAAGATTTCGAAGCTGGAATCATTAATCCTAATTTAATTAACGATATTATAGAAGCATTAGAGATTGCCGGAGTAACTGCTAGAATTGGTACTGCAAAAACTGGTCATGCTAAAAATGTTAAAGATAGTACCAAACAAAGTAGACATATGACAGGTACAGGTGTTGATTTAGATGAGTTTAATGGACAAGGTAATTCTGGTGGTAATGGTAAAAATAAAGGATTAGGCGGATCGGGTGGTGCATCGTTCATGGCAAATGGAGATAAAGTTATCGAAGCATTAAAATCATTAGGATATAAATGGGGCGAATCTGGCAATGCTAAAGGATTTATATGGCGGTCTGATACAGGTGGTAACCATTGGAATCATATACATGTATCAAATACAAATCGATGATATTTATATAAAAGGAAACAAATGACAAAATTAAAAACATTGCTAGAAGGATTTGCATGGGAACGTAAAGCTGATGGGTCTTTACCTACATTGCAAGATGCAATAAACACACACGCCGCAAATTTGGCAGAAGCAGAAGAAACGGAAACTACAGCGGAAGCGTTAGATCCGGTAGGAAAAGAAGATGCTGATATTAACAACGATGGTAAAGAAGATGAATCGGATGATTATTTACAAAATCGTCGCGATACTATTGCAAAAAACATCGATGAATCATTCGTTAGTCGTTTGAAAAAAAATCTTATCGGCGGTGCAACTCGTAAATAATTAAAACAACTATATGACACAAATAAAAGCCCTAAAAACATTGCAAGACGATTCAGCAGAATCGGTTATTGAATATTCAGATTTATTAAATGCAACAGAATTAGTTAATATAGATAATAAATTCGAAGTTTTATATTACGAACAAACATATTTTTAATGCACTTGTATATTTATAATAAATCATTTTAAATTACGGGAGCAACATGGAATACACGGCAGAAGATTACGATATCTTATTCGGATTAGTAACATTAGATGTAGAAACGGATATCGAAGAATTAGAACCGGTATTACATTAAGATATGCGACTGCTACCTTAGTCGTTTTAGTTAGAAAACCTAGGCAACCCAGATGCCTGGGTTTTTTTATGTTTATATATTTATTATAAAGGATATAAAATGGCTGCGGTTAAAAAACAAACTACCACTCGCATTCATAATGCAAAACCAAAAGTAAAGCGTCTTGGAGTTCACGCGAAAACGAAAAATAGTAAAAATAAACATAGTAAAAACTATGTTAAATCATATATATCACAAGGAAAATAAAATGAAAATTTTCGATTCAAATAATCCTAAACATTTTAAAATTCTATTAGAAGAATTGCGACGAGCTAAAAATCTACTAAATGAAGGCAGTCACTTTAATGCCGATGAAATTTGGGCAGATATGCCAGAATCTGATCGCGAGCATGCACTGTTAGCGGTCACGGGTAATAACGGTTCGGATCTTGTTAATACTTACATTTCAAATGAATGGGATCAAATTCCATCGAATATACAAGATTCAATTGATTTAAGCGAATACCAATTAGCAAATGATGATAAAGATGGTCGCATTTATTTAAATGGTATAAAATATATGATAAAGAATCGACCTGAACATGCAACAGTTATACAAAAACTAATTAAAAAATATTGTACAGATTCAGCAAACCGTACGTTTGAAAAATTAACTAGTAGCCAAGCACGCGAATTAAATCTTAAAGTTATGAAACTAGTTAACCAATTATCTGGTACGACAACTAATAAACCAGCATCAGCTGGTATCGGTAGTATGATTGATGCTGATAAAGCAAGTGGCAAATATCATAGAGGTAGTTTAGGTGATTAATGAATAAACCATACTTCATATCAATTAATATGATTAAATCAGATGGCACGATCCAACAACGATTTATTAATGCAGATCATATTATACAAATATATGAAGAAAATGAAAAGGTATATTTAGAATTAACTGAATATACTATATATCAAATTAAAACGCCAAACATTCATGTATTCATGGACCGATTTTCACAATCGGATATTTATAATAAATAATAAAAAGGTTAGTATGACATCACAAGAAATCTACGAAATTATGGAATCTCATTGGTTAACGTTTAAAGAAAATCATGACAGATTTCAAACTAAACAAGTTAAAAAAGCCGGAGTTATTGCTAGAAAATCTATCAATGAATTAAAAAAGTTAGCAACTAAGTATCGTTCAACTCAATTAGCAGAAACAAAAGAAATTTAACTATGAATTCCCGCAAATATTACATCATCGAATCTACTCTAAAACAAATGATTGCAGAAGCTCCTGCACAAGAAACAGATAATGCACCAATGGATGCTGAAAGTTCATTGTTCACACCTGCTGAAAAAATGTTTTTGGGTAAATTCGATGCTCGCGGGACAACTAATTTAGGTATAATTTACTCAGTATCTGACATTGGTATACGAGAATTCATTGCTAGATCTGGAAAAGATTTAAATCTTACACCGAGAATATTGCTTAGTTTATTAAAACGCAAAGTTATTAAATTAGTACCATATACTGGTTGGGGTCGTAATAATGATTATACCATAGAATTACAGTTAGATCTAGATGATATTAAAGGATTAGGCGACGAAGAACGAAAAAGTATAGAATCTGGTTCAGGTGCGGCAGGTGCTCCACCAGCTGAGGCCAGCGCTGAAGCAACTCCACCACCACCAGCTCCACCAACTGAGGTATCCTGGGTTGTAAAATATGGTGATATATTAAAAGAATCTGTAAATATTGCTAAAAATTTAATGTTAGAAACGAAAAATAAAAAAGCTTCGTCTAAAAAATCTAACTACATTGAAAAAACTAGGATTATGGATGATTTACCGACTGAATATGTACGTCATATTGAGCGATTTATTAAATTAATTGCTAGAAAAACCAAAACTGCCCATCAAAAAGAACGTGTAATTGCTGATATATTAGATATATTGCAGATGAAATTGAATTTAACATCTAAACAAATACAGCAATCATATGAATTCCACAAATCGCAAAAAAGATTGCAACAATTCTTAGAAAAAAAGTAAAAAATTTAATTTGATTATACAATATTTTTTCTTATTATTGTATAAAGTTATATTTATATTAAATTTTTATTAAAATGAGTTATTACGTAGCAAAGGTGCAACTTACAGATGAAGTTGATACACCAAAAGGTCCAAAAATCAAAAAACTTACTGAAATGTATTTAGTAGAAGCATTGTCTGTTACAGAAGCAGAAGCTAAAGTTATCAAAGACTTTGCCGGATATACATTCGACTTCGAAGTAAAATCAGTAACTGCAAGTAAAATTATTAAAATCCTAGAATAATGAGTTATCGTGTTGGACAACCAGTTATCATTACGAGAGATAACGTGAATCATGTTGGTATTATCTTAGATAAATTCCTAGTTAATAAACTAACCATGTATGATGTTTTATTAGAAAACCGAAGTGCATTCACTATGGTAAATACATCAAAAAATAAAAACATGTATATTAATAAAGATCTAACTACCAAGTTATGCGATAGTGGTGAAATTACTCCTACAATGGATTATGCCACACTATTTGAAAATGATCAGTTACCAATTGTAAGAGCATAATCCGTTCATTTAATGCACTTAAATACCATGTTAGTATGACGTTATTAAAAACTATTCAGAATAAATTAGAAGAACTTATTTCTGGTAATAATGAAGAACATAAACGACGTGATTCTTTAGATTCATCGGATCCGGAGTATATGCTTCATAGTCCATTTGTCGTTGGATACAATAGTACCGCTGAACAACAATATCTATTTCAAAACTTAGTTCATGGTATAGATCCATCTGTTAATAGCATTTTGGATATAGGATGCGGTCGTGCTGATTTATATGGATATCTTAAAGATGTTTATGGCGATGTAGTTCGATATAAAGGAATTGATCATAATCCAATCATGATTGACTTAGCATTAAAAAAATATGATGTTGATGTCGAAGCCGTTTCTTTTGAAAATTTAAAATCAGAAACATATGATTGTGTTTTAGCATCTGGAGTATTTACTCAACGTAGATGTCAAACAGAAGATGCCGAATTAATCAAGTTGTTTGAGGATATTGATAAAATGTATCAATTATGCAATTCATCAGTGTCATTCAATCTGTTATCTCCGATAAATACTAAAATATATGATAGTTTCTTTTATGTGCATCCAGGATTAATCATGGATATGCTAGTAGAAAAATATCAATTTGTAAGTATTCGTCACAATTATTCAAAAGATGTTTATTCCGTAACAATTTTAAAAATCAATAAATAATATGAAAAGTATCAACACCCCCTGGGCAATTTCCGATAAATATCGTGCAAGATATGGAGAAGTATGGTCTAATCTAGATTTTGTGTTTCTAGATAAAATTTCCGAAGATGTATTTAAAACGGATCCTATGAATTCTATTATAGGCAATCTGCATATTTACAATCAGCAACTTAAATTAACGTATAAAGATTTAATTAATTATGCAAAGAGTATAAAAACAACATCGGATGAATCGTATATTTCAGGTACTAAATCTGATTTATATAGTATCCGAGTGAAATCGCAAACGTTTACATTGCAGCGTCATGAATTAGCAAAATTATCCGAAACTTTGAATGAAGCATCGGTGTCAGCGTTGAAGGCTTATGAATTAGGTTTATATTTATAATAAATGTATATTTACACATATTCATATAAATCAGATCCTATCCATGAGGTAATTGGCTCGGTAAAAGCATATACAATTGAAGATGCTTTAGAAAAAATCTCAGTGATTAAACAATTGCCCATCGATGATATTTTGAATTTGTTTAATGTTGAAAAAGGATAACGTATGAACACAATTTTTTCGCATATAACTGCAAATTATTCTGAATATCAATATTGGTGCTCCTTGTCAGCATCAGACCAGGTTAAATGGTTGTTTCAAATATATGATGCAGTAACAGTAAATAAATCAATTGATTTAACACAGTTTTTTAACGGTGTATATGAATCCTTAGATCAATCATCTACTGAATCATATGATGTTGAATGGAGTGATGTACCAGATGATCAAGATCGCGTTGATGTGATGATCGATGACAACAATATAATGATCGAATCTAATAGTTTAAAAGCTATTAGATTTGTTATATTTAAATTTGTAGAATCTGGATACATTATACGTCGAGATATTGCAGTTGAAAAAATGTTTCGAAAAGACAAAGTGACTAAGTATCTCAGAATATTTAAAATTATCAATCAGGCACCTGATATATGTTGTAATTAAATGGCAAAGAAAAAAATAACAGACAAGATTCAAGCTAAATTTGATAAACCGCAATTCCAACCAGGGAATGCGGTTTTCTTTTCTTGGCTCGGTCAAAAACAATACGGGTATGTTACTAAAACTAAAAAAACTAATTGGGGTATTCAGTATACCGTGGAGAGTGATCAAAAACGTCGTTATCCATGTGGGTTACAAATCGAAGGTATTAAATCATATGAAGTTGGATTCATCTTCCTCGAAGAATCCAAACAGCTCGGATCTGATGAATGTGCAGCCCGAATTAACCAACCAAGAACGTTTACAGCAGTTTCTATCGACACCAGAGGGCAAGAAAATCAAAGCCAAGATGATGATAGAAGCAACACAACCGATAATGGAATCGATATCAGAAAAACTGTTACGAGGAAGCGATCTGGATCTAGCACAAAGAATGATGTTAAGCCTAGCTCTACAAGAGTGTCTAATAACACTGCAAACACAAGAAAAAATACTAAAAGCGACTTAGATACAGCAATACAAAAGCAAAAAGACTTTCTTAATGGATTTATTAAAAAAGATTAATATCTGGTTGGAATCATAACGATTATTTCTTATATTTAATGTATAAGAAACCAATTAAAAAATAAGAGTCATGAAAAAGTTAGTTTTAGCAGTAGCATTAGCAGTTAGCAATTTAGTATCTGCACAGTCATTTAATATTAAATGTGACATTTTCTTTTATTTTACCGTACCTAGTACGAATTCATCTAATTTTAAAGTTGAAAATCGAGAAGATGTTTTAGATTTATTATATCATCGAAATGCATCATTAGATATCATGTTCGGCCCAAATGATATTAATGTTTCAAAAAATAAGTTGATTAATCAAACATCATGGAATGGTAATGATACGATTATCCGTTATAAGAATTTTGATAATTACCACTGTATCGATAATATAATGACATTTAAAGCAACAGGCTTTGATGGATCTAAAACTAATTCATATACTGAATATTTCTTTTTTGATTTAAATCAATTAAATGAAACTAGTATTAGTAAAGATATAAATACATCGTTCGCAGTATCATATTGGTATAATGTTGATGGATCTATTAATGGTATTATTATTACCAATGGCGCAATAGATAGTTTTAGTGTTACTCAATAATATTTTGAATAAACAGTATAAATGCCCCAAATAAGGGGCATTTTTTTGTGTTTATATGTTTTATTATTATTGTTTAGGCATTACTTGTATTGCCTTTTTCATTGCACTAATTGGAGATTTACTATATACATTTGGATTAGTTTGTGAACCAGCGATACCGAGTAGACTACTAGTCATATTATCAACAACCTTTATCGGCCCTGCCTGATCCGTACCAAATGTACCAACTGGAAATTCATATTTCTTAGCATTTGGAGCTGGTGTATATGATACATTATAAAAAGTATTACCAGCACCTGTTACTATTTTTAGTGCACCTAATTCGGAATTTGTTAAAGTAAGATATGCTCCTACTACCCGTTGACCATTTGCATCGTATGTTATCATCGAATATGCATCGTTGATAGTCCATTCCGGTTCATATGCTTGAACTCCTGGTGCTTGTACTTTAAATACAGCCGGGCCTTGCTTAGCTCGTAATGTTCCTAATCTAAGTTTGCTACCTTTAGCAAATCCAGGTAATGGTTTATTACCAGCATCTTGCATTTTAGGTCTTACTACTATATCATCTGCAGTTGGTATATTAGGATCTTGCTCTGTTAATTTATTTTTAATTACGTTACGTAAACCATGTTGATCAATTGTTTCCATTATAGATTTAACAATTAATTCTTTTTTAGCAGATTCGGTTAGGTTTTTTACACCAAATCTTAATAAATTTTCTGATAATAGATTTTTCATGTTATATTCCCTTAAGGTTCCTTTCTAATAAATATCGATATAATAAAAAAACATGAAATTTGGTTGTTTGAAATAATTTTCTTATATTATAAAAAAAATCCTATGATTCGTTACGGTTATTGTTGTATCAATATGCAACTTTCTTCACAAGGTATTCGCACCGGTCGCACTATGATCGATCGCAAATTCAAACTCGGCGGTATGCAATTAGCATCCGACATTTCTTTAGCTAATGCTAAGGACTTACTCCTTATTCTGCAATGGAATGAGCGACAAGGTATTCGTTTATTTCGTGTCGGTAGCGAATTGTTTCCTCGTTGGAATCATTATCGTTTAGAAGATTTGCCAGGTATAGATGAAATTACTAAGCACTTACGAGCTGCTGGTGATTATGCACGTGCCCATGGCCATCGCCTTACTACTCATCCTGGTCCGTTCCATATCTTAGGTAGTCCCGATCCGGTTGTTGTAGAAAATTCTATTATTGGTTTAGAACGTCATTCTGAATTGTTTGACCTTATGGGTTTTGCTCCTAGCTTTGACAATCTTATCAATATTCATGTCGGTGCTACTTATGGCGACAAGCACACTACGGTGCAACGTTGGTTGCAAAACTATGATCGGTTGTCTGACAATCTTAAGGCTCGTCTTGTTATAGAAAATGATGACAAGGCTTCTATGTATTCTGTACGTGACTTGTATCAGATGTTGTATACCGAGGTTGCTATTCCGATTACGTTTGACTATTGGCACCATACTTTCAATACCGGTGACTTATCCGAACAAGAAGCATTCTTTATGGCACGTGAGACATGGCAACGCCATGGTGTTACTCAATGCACTCATTACTCAGAATCTCGCCGACGCGAAGCACAGATCCTTATTGTACGTATGTTTGAGCATCATGGTATATCCATGGAGAATATTGCACAATGGCCGACATTTCACAAGCAATATAAAGAGTTTACTAAGATCAAAGAGCAAGCTCATGCTGACTACATTACTCAGCTTCCTTGCACTTATGGTGTTGCTGATTTAGATATCGAGGTAGAGGCTAAGGCAAAAGAGCAGACTTTGATTCAGATCGGAGTAGAATGTTGTCAAAATAATAATATATTAATAGGATAATATATTTATATTATATAATATAATTAATATAATAATATATAAATAGGAAAAAAAGTTATGCCAACTATCAATTACAAAGAAGCAGCCTTTAATGAAGTTACCGATGCTTTAGAGATTATTAAAGCAATGGGCCGTGCTGTACAGGACAATAAGGCAGATAAAGAATCTGTTATCTCAAATTTAATTGCATGTATTAATAAACTAGAAAGAAGTTTAAATTATATTCAACAAAAATGAGAAGACCTACAAAAACCGCACCTCCACGCGGTTTCAAAAAATTAGCATGTAAATATTGTGGTAGCATTTGTGAACGAGTTGATTCGAACGCAGATGCTATTACTTGTTTTCGTTGTGTGAATAAAATGATGCGTGGTGAAGTATTAGAGTTACCAGAAACAGAAACTAAGACCAAGAAAAAATCTAAAAAATAAGTTATGTTAGAAGCAGAAAAAATTAAATCAAATTGGGAAGAATATAGAGCAATTGTTGATTCAATGTTTCCTACTCGTAAAGCTGCATTAAATAAAATGTATGATGAGTTTGAAGAAAGAATGATATTTATGCCAGCATCTGGTGTAGAACATTATCACAATGCATTTGCCGGTGGTTATGTTGATCATATACTTCGTGTTATTCAATGTGCTGAATCATTGCATTTTACATGGTATTCAATGGGATCTGATATGTCTGGATATACTAAAGAAGAATTGGTGTTTGCGGCAATGCATCATGATTTAGGTAAAATAGGATTTCCAGGTGAAGGCAATGAAGTATATCAAATTGAAACTTCAGATTGGCACCGTAAGAATCAAGGTAAAATGTATCGACACAATGAAAATATTCCTTTTGCAATGGTGCCAGATTTATCAATTTGGTTGTTGCAAGAATATGGTGTTAAAATGTCTTGGACAGAATATCAAGCAATCAAAATACACGATGGTATGTATGATGATGCTAATAAACCATATTTCGTTGCGAGATCGGCACAAGCAAAATTAAAAACAAATTTACCTTTGTTATTGCATCATGCAGATCATATGGCATCACAGATTGAATATGAACGTTGGAGAAATTATAAATCGGGTACACCTAAGCCAGTTGCAGAAAAAAGCAAAGTTACAAAAAGTAACGGATTAAAAAACTTAGCAGAAAATAATCCAGCAGTAGAACAAACATTAACAGATATTTTTAAAGCATTTGAATAGTATGATAGTATTAAGTATTGTAGTAGTATTGTTAACTATAGGTATAGTGTATGCATCATATCGTGCATATTATTTAGCCGGTATGTTAGCAGATGCTCAAGAATATATTGGTGATTTAGAATTAACTAATGAATATATGTATGGTCGTATTGCAGATGCATATGATACCATGAAACAAATTGATCATAAAGGTGCATTTGAAGCAGAAGATGAAGCTGGCACTACATTTAACATGTTGTTACAAACTATAACTGAATTAAAAGAAACATTCGATGGCGAGGAAAAAGAAGAAGAGTAATATATACTTTACTAAGATAACAGAGTATGCAATATTAGCATATAATAAAACAGATAACTCTGTATTACGAGAAAAAATATATCGTAGATTCATATATCCAGCATTCATGAAAATGGCTGAAAATTTAATTAATACAGTTAAACCTACATATATCGATTCTACATTTACCGATTTACAGACCGATTTAGTTACATTTCTAACAGAACGTTTAAATAAATTTGATCCTAACTTTGGTAAAGCATATTCATATTATACCCGTACATAATATAACTATCTGATTGGTGAGAATGATAAAGCTTATAAAAAACTTAAAGCAGATACTCAAGAATTAGATATAGATGAACAGCGCAATGTAATAACAGAAATGCATAATGTTGAAATGCAAGAAACTTTAAAGTATTTCATGGATGCATTTGTAAATTATTGTTATGATAATTTAAATTATATTTTTACTAATTCTACTGATATACATGTTGCTGATTCTATATTGCATATATTCGAACATCGTGAAATAATTGAAGATTTTAACAAGAAGCGTTTATATATTTTAATTCGAGAACGTACCGGATTGGATGTATCTCAAACAAGTTCAGTAACTCGAGTAGTAAAAACATTGAAACAAATTTATGAAGACTATTTTAAAGCATATGAACGCGAAAACTTCATAAAATTGCCTTTTTAATATTTATTATTAAAGGATTTTACATATGGACAAAAACGATGAATTATTTAAAGGAACGAGTTTTGCTGATTTAATGTCCGATGTATATCACAATTCGAAAAAGAAAGATCGACAAATAAATCAGCTTATATCTCAATTACAACCATTGATACGTAATGCATCTGATGCTACTATCATAGTTCCTTTAATCAAAGAATATTTAGACGTAGCAGTTAAGAATGACGATCATCTCGTTAAATTAACTGCTATCGTTCAACGTTATATTTCAACTAAACAAACTATATCTGGGGCTGATGGTTTAATTAGCGATGAAGAAAAACAAGAATTACTTCGAATTGCAGAAAAAACGATGTCAGCTGAATTAGAAGAAGAAATTGACAATATCACACAAGAAGATAAAATATTAACACAAAAAATTGCCGATGTTAAACAAAAGTTAACAAAGGAATCGAATGATTGATCAAAGTAAAATTAATTTTTATATTGGGGAAGTTATAGATTCCCCGAATACATATAAACAAGAATCTAAAGATTTTACTATTAATGTATTAATTAAATACGGTGTTACAAAAAAAGTTGTAGAAAATGTTAAACCATCCAATATACATGTAAAACAAATTCCGATAAAAGGAGAATCAGTTTTAATGTTTCAAGGATATGAGTCTAGTACTAGTTTTAATAATCGTAAATATCAATGGTATTATTTATCATTAATTGGTATACAGTCGAATATTAATAATAACATATTACCAATTATATCTAAAGATTTTAAAACCGATGATGAGTTTAAGGAAATCCCGGTATCATTTCTTCAACCATATCGAGGCGATGTGTTATTCGAAGGTAGATTTGGTAATACAATACGGTTAGGTAGTACAAATTCAAATAGTAATAGTTATACTATACAATCGCCATGGACTGGTGATACACAAACTGATCCTATTATTATAATATCAAATACCCAGTTACCACAAACTGGAAGTGGATTTGCAGTAGAAGATATTAATGAAGATGTGTCATCATTATATTTAACTAGCACACAACGTTTAAATAATTTAAAATTACATAATACATTAAATTATAGCAACGATACTAGCACAGCATTTTCAAAATCACAATTCATAGGAGTTGCTGATCGAATTATTTTAAAATCAAAAACTGATGTTGTTGCAGTAGATTCTAATTTAGCAATTGAATTAAATTCTCCGATACTAGTAATTGGTAATAAACAAGATTCTGAAAAGGAATATGGATTGCATAGTACATCTGTTAAACAATTATTTTGGGAATTCTTTAATGTGTTAATAAGCGGATTGACAGACAGAGATGGTATGCCGATTAATGTTGATACAACATTTGTTGATAAGTATTTAGAATTAATTGATAAAATTGATAATTTAAAAATACGTCAAGACAAAGGAGAAAATTAATGTCATCGGTATTTCCATTTAATCAAGCATCTAAACTTCCAAATATTGTAATTAAACAAACTAAGCCAGTAATAGATAAACAGATTGCGAAGTTCAATAAGATATTTGATCAAATAACACAACGTTTAGCATCATTGGGTAAAAATGTAAAATGTACAGATCCTAGGGTTATAGATTTAAAGAGAAAATTAGCAAAATTAAAACGCGTAATTGATAATTTAAATCTAATTGTACAACGTTTACAGCCAGTAGTAAATACAATGCAAACTGCAACTAGGATAGCTAATATAACTGCGGGTATTTTAGTTGCTATTCCGGCAGTCCCAGGTGTTCCAGAAGGCCCAAAGAACCAAACATTACAAACTATCGCAGATTTAATAGCTGGTATTACGGCTGTTATTAATGTATTTAATATTATATTAAAAATAATTAGTAAACTGATTAATAAGGCAAATAATTTAATTAATAAAGTTGAACGTAAATTAGCTAGTATTTGTGGCAATGATAATGATGTTAATAATTCAGTTTCAGTAATACCTAATTCTACTGATACTCCTAATGGTAATTTATCCGCGGATGGCGCTGCACTTAATGCAATATATCCGAGTGAATTTTATAGTAGAGTTAATGTATCTGATGTTGATTTAGATTTGCGAGTTGATGAAATTAACAGTTTAATACAAGACCAATTAACTGTAATACAAAATCTTGTAGAAGCCCCATCTAAAGTTTTACGAGGAAATGGTATGCCTGATACAGACTTAGGTTTAGTTGGCGATTATTATATTGATAATGTAACGCAAATTATATATGGGCCTAAGCCTTCACAAAATTCATGGACATAATATTTATATAAAAGATTCATATGGATACAAAAACATTAGTAAAAGCACTTAAATCTGCCGTACGTGAAGTTATAAAAGAAGAATTAACTGAAATTCTTCGTGAGGGGTTACAATCTACTATTAATGAAATGACACAACTTAAAAAACAGTCTAAAACGGTACAAGTTGAACCTAGAATGGTTTCCGAATCGGGTAGAAAACCAAAAGTGCAGTTTTCTGAAAATAAGTGGGCATCAGTTTTAAATGAAACTGAAGGAATAACTGAATCAACGAATAATGTGGTTTCTGATTATGCACAATTAATGTCAGAGGGAATGGATGAATTGCGATTTACATCTTCTGATGCACAGTCGTTTGGTATGATGCGACAAAACATGAAACCGACTACTTCGGCACCTAAAGTAATGGAAGATCCTGAAACTGGTAAAGTGTATGATGTTGCACCTGAAGTTGCACAAGCAATGACGCGTGATTATTCAGCATTAATGAAAGCAATTAACAAGAAAAAAGGATAATAAATGGCATTTGTTTATGAATCAGTATCCCCTATACAACAAACTAATACGGTTAATCCGGTTGGCTTAGGAGTAAAAATAGGTAATCGAAATAATATTTTTACTACATTATATACTGTTCCAGAACAAGCGAAAGAAAACTTAAAAAGCCTTTTATTAACACAAATCGGTGAACGATATATGCTTCCAGAGTATGGTACCGATTTATTAGGTTTATTATTTCAACCAAACACACATGAATTTAAAGAAACAATAGATGACACTATACGAGGACCAATATCATATTGGCTACCATATATTGTTATAGAAAATATTGATATTAAAACATTTGAAGATGATTCGACATTAGTTCATACGGTCGAAATACATTTAACATATACCGTTCAAAATTTTAGTACGGATACTATAAAAATATTTGTAACTGATAATACAATGTTAGTTCAATGATTGGCAATAAATGGAAACTACGAAAAAAGATATAGCATATTTAGGAAAAGATTTTGGACAAATTAGACAAAATCTTATAAATTTTACAAAACAATATTTTCCACAAACATATACTGATTTTAATGAATCATCTCCTGGAATGATCTTTTTAGAATTAGCATCATATGTTGGCGATGTATTAACTTATTATGCTGATACAAATTTACGAGAATCATTATTAGATCAAGCAACTGAACGATCGAATATATTTGATTTAGCACGAACTGTTGGATATGTACCAAATAATGCAATTCCAGCACACGTTACTTTAGATGTATATCAATTAGTTCCTGCAATTGGATCTGGAACTAATATTGCACCAGATTATAATTATGCATTAACAATTAAACCGGGAATGCGAATTAAACAACAAAATGGATCGGCGGTGTTTCGTACTTTAGATACAGTAGATTTTAGATTTTCGTCTTCATTTGACCCGACTGAGGTAACTGCATATGAAACTGACAATGTTACTAATCAACCAGTTTACTACATGTTAAAAAAATCAGTTAAAGCTATAAGTGGACAAATTAAAACTGCTAATTTTACATTTTCGACCCCGATACCATATGATAAAGTAGTATTATCTGATTCAAATGTTATAGAAATATTATCTGTAAAAGAAACAGATGGTGATAATTGGTATCATGTTCCGTATTTGGCTCAGGATACTATATTTGAAGAAGTTCCTAATTTAATAGAAAATGACCCGGATTTATATCAATATCGGTCTAATTCACCTAGTTTATTAAAATTAAAGAAAACATCGAAACGTTATATAACTAGATTACGTAGTGATGGTAAATTAGAATTACAATTTGGAGCAGGTATATCGGATAATAATGATGAAGAAATTATACCTAATCCAGATAATGTAGGTAATGGATTATCTGCATTTCGTCGAGATATTAATATAGATATAGATCCATCAAATTTTTTATATACTAGAGCATATGGGCAAGCCCCATCTAATACAACATTAACAGTTACATATACTATCGGTAATGGATTTGCTGACAATGTTTCTGCGAATACATTAAGATTAATTGATAATGTAGAATATAATGATAATGTTAATTCTATAAATAATGTAGGCGTTGTAAACTTTGTAAAAAGTACATTAGCAGTTAATAATCCGGAACCAGCGGCTGGAGCTAAAACTAATGATAGCATACAAGAAATTAAAAACAATGCAATGGCAAATTTTGCTACTCAAAATCGTTTAGTAACTAAAGAAGATTATATTGTTAGAGCATATTCAATGCCACCTAAATATGGAAGTGTTGCAAAAGCATATATAGTTCCAGATGATCAAATAAACCAACGACAAAATATCACACAGACTACTGCTAACCCATTAGCAATGAATATGTATGTGTTGGGGTATGATGCTAATAAACGATTAATTAATTTAAATAACGCAGTTAAAGAGAATTTAAAAACATATCTAGATTATTATCGAATTTTAACAGATGCTGTTAATATTAAAAATGCATTCATAATTAATATCGGTATAGATTTCCAAATTACGGTATTACCTAATTTTAATAGCAATGAAGTTTTATTAAAATGTATTAATGCTGTAAAAAATTATTTTAATATAGATAAATGGCAAATCAACCAACCTATAATGAAATCAGATGTAACGACATTGCTAGCAAATGTAAAAGGCGTTCAATCTGTTATAGGTGTTACATTTAATAATTTATATGATACTGTTGCTGGATATTCCGGTAATGTTTATAATTTACAGACAGCTACTAGAAATGGTGTTATATATCCATCATTAGACCCTAGTATTTTTGAAGTTAAATATCCTAATTCAGATATTCGAGGTAATGTAGTTTCCTATTAATTTCCGTTTCTAATATTTATAGAAAAAGGGATGTAAATGGGAGTACTATCTAATAACTATGCACAGATCATACCAGGTGCTATGATTTCTGCAAGTTATGTTTCCGATATATATGAAGTATTAATGGGATCTGAACCAGAAGCATTAAAAGTTACTGGTTCATTAACCGTAACAGGATCTATTATATCTACTGCCGGTGTAACTGCATCGTTACAAGGCACTGCGAGTTATTCAGTAACTGCATCTAGAGCAGTAAGTGCATTAACTGCATCATATGCTGTATCGGCTTCATATCTAAACTATATTAATACGTCTTCCCAATCAGATACTGCAATTACAGCATCATATGCATTAACAGCATCTTATGTTGTTAATTCTGTATCTTCTAGTTATAGTGATATATCTTTAAGTTCTAGTTTTGCTAGTAATTCTGTTTCATCTTCATATTCATTAACTAGTAGTTACTCCCCTACATATATTAATACAGCATCAATTGCGGGAAGTACGATTTCATTTACTAAAGGTGATTCTACTACATTTGATATATCAATTCCAGCATCCGAGATATATTTTACGAACTCATTTTATGTAGATCCGTCATATGGAAATAATATAACAGCCCAACCGGGTAATTTAACAAAACCATATGCAACATATGCAAGTGCATTAACTGCTGCTAGTGCTAGTTATGCATTAATGGTATCATCGGCATTTGCTACATATTCAGATACTAGCGCTAGTTATGCTGCCGGTACTGTTAGTTTAGCAACATTTACCGCAGTTAGTTCTAGTTATTTATTTACTACACAACAACGTCGTTTAATTGTTTTAAAACCAGGACAATATACAGAAACATGTTATGTAAACTCCGAAGCAGAAGTTCATTGTTCGCCTGGAGTTATATTTACAGCTGGTGGATTTTATTCAAATAAAAGCAATGTCACGACGCGGGTAACTGGATTTGCGAGATTTATATCTAGTAGTTTATCATTAGGCATAGTTCATCAAAATAACAATATTACATTCGAATGTGATGAAGTAAATAATACAAATGGTGAAGGAGTATTTTTTATCGGTTCGGGTGGTAATGGTTCGTCTGTAGTATTTAATGCAAATGAATTATATGGTGACAATGTTAATGGACAAACTGTTAATTTAAGATGGGCAAATGGTGTTAATGTGATAATGAATATCAAACGGCGCATCAGAGGTCCATATAGAGTATTGCATATAAACCGACAATTTGGTGGACAATTGATAGTTAATTGCCCTGAATTAGTATTAACCGATTCTGGTAGTTTAGGTAGATTGAATGAATTTAAACAAGTAATACATATGCAAGATTGGACGTTTCAATCTAATCGAATAATAATTAATGGTAATTTATATTCCGAAGTAGATTCGCCAATGAATACTACGACTGATGCTATAATCAGTACATGGGGTAATGCTGGTGGAATTGTACACATTAACGGAAATATTTATGCAAATCGCCAACGAGCTATATTATTATATGGATATACTAAACTTACACATCGAGGAAATATTATATGTTATGAAGGAAAGGTAGCTGGTGTATATAATACTACTCAATTAAATTTAGTTGGATCTAATGTTTGGTATTTTAATTCAGCATCTGTACCTATGGATTGTAGTAATTCAGGTCAAATCCATATGAATAGCACTACATTATACTCAGAAAACCCTGATCAGAATATGCTTTATATTGGGTCTACATCTGCTAGAGTATATGCAAATAATGTATTATCACAAGGATCTGGTTCGTCTGGATATTTTGTACATGTGCCAGCAGCCGGTTATTATGCTGGATTAATTAACGTAACCGCAAATCAACAACTTAACCCAAATCTTAGTAGTTCATATTCGTCAACAGGATTCACATATGAACCTAATGTAACAGTACCAAAATATATGTTTTAATTATGATTAATATAACAACCGCAGTATCAGATTTAGAATTAGAGCAATGCACCGTAGGTAATAAAAACGGTACATACGCAATTATAAAATATCAAACATTGTCAGATAGTGATAAAACTATTTATGAACAATTTTTTAGTTTGTGCAATACAAATTTCGTTGTTAATATTGTTAAAGATGATATTGAATATACGGAAATATTTAGAGTTACTTATAATCGAGAAACGACTAATTTAGACACCGTAATTTTACAGTATGAAAACTTATCTGATTTAGATAAACAGTTTGTTAATAATTTTTTAGCTTTAATAGGAAATCAAAATGTTTAGAATATTTTATGCAGAAAAAGATGCTGCTTTATATGAATCTGCAGAAACCATAAATACTGGTATCGATGAGATTCTAGAAGTAGGTAAACGTTTAGGTACTGATGGCGAGACGTGGCAAAAATCTCGATCATTGGTCAAGTTTGATATGGCTGAAGTTTCTGCATCATTATCTAAATATTCCGTGAATCTAGATTCGTGTAAATTTGTATTACAATTATATACAACTCACGCTAAAAATTTACCTAGTGACTTTACAATTGATGTTAAGTTAACAGGACAGCTATGGATGAATGGAACTGGATTCTATTCAGATTCTACATCAGCAAATGATGGTGTATGTTGGGCACAACCGTTAACATCGTGGTCGTTGGATGCTGAATCAGGTTCTTTGTGGATTTCTAGTAGCCAAAACATACAAGTTAATTCTTCTTCTATTTATATATCCGGATCTGGTAAAGGGGGTAGTTGGTATTATCAATCGGGCTCGTCTGGATTTAATATTAATAATTTTAATCAATCATTTTTTAATCAGCCTGGTTTAGCTAGTACTGAAGCATTTACAACACGTCCTACGGATTTAAATATCGATGTTACTGATGCTATAAAAGTATGGATATCTGGTAGTGGGGGTAGAAGTATACCTAATAATGGTTTCTTACTTAAATTTTCAGATGAAGATGAAGCGGATAATAATGTAACTGGTTATGTAAGATATTTTAGTAGAGAAACTCATACTATTTATGTTCCTAAACTAACATTATATTGGGATAATAGCACTTTTACAACAGGATCGTTAACTTCTGTTAATACTGATTCCTATACTGTGTATACACACATTAAACCGCAGTATAAAGACACTGAAATTGCTAAAATTAGAATATATTCGCGTGATAAATATCCACAAAAATCTCCTACTAATTTATTTCCACAACAAACGGTTAAATACTTACCAACTACTACCTATTATACGGTGTTAGATGCTGTTACAGATGAGACTATAATTCCATATGATGATATTTATACTAAAGTAAGTTGTGATAGTACAAGCAATTTTATTTATTTAGATATGAACGGATTTATGCCAGAACGTAATTATCGTTTAGAATTAAAAATAGTAAACGGAATTGAAGAACAATATATCACAGATGAAATATATTTTAAAGTAGTTAGATAATGCCAAACAATACAATATATAATGGAGTTGCGTCTGCACAGTCAGTATCATATGTAAATTATGGATTAACATATAATTCAAATAATAAAAGTATACATTCTAGAGATACAGCAGGTAATATTGTAATAGAATCTGGGTCTGGGTTGAATTCTGCATTAATAATTGAATGTGTCGATCAACAATATACAGTTGAATCGGTAACACGTGTATTGAATACTGCATTTAATTATTATACATTCCCAGTAACTTCACTCGATACTACCGGATCAATTGATAATTTTGATATACCGGAACCGATTGAATCTGATATTATTTATGCAAGATATAAACCATTAGAAAACTATATAATTCCTAGTGAAGCAACATTTACACAAATTAAAATGGATGAAGTTGCTGCTGGGTTATCACAACATCCAACAAATATAGATAAGTATTATATTACATCTGAAATAAAAAATTCTGGAAAGGATTTACGATTCCGAGTTAAGATTAATCATAGATATGATGGCACTAGTTTTTCAGATAATCCTAGCACGGTTGCATTTAGTATATTTAAAGAAGGACCAGATTATCCATTAGACCGTTTATATAAAAATCAACAATATTCTGGAATAGGTACGGATGGTCGTTGGAGTTATATGTCTCCATATGAAGTGTGGACTACGAAGTTTGAATTAGTTATACCAAATTCGGAATTTCAAATTGGAGATGTGTTTAGTATAGGCGCAAACTGTGGCAATGCAGAACAATTTAGATACCATACGATTAATGCTGATCAGACATATTGGTCAATAACTGATGCTAGTAAAAATGTAGATGAATGGAATCAAATATAATATAAAGTAATTAAAAATGTTATCTCAATACGTAAACATAAATCAAATATTAAATGCTAGTGCATCATTATCTGCTGAACGTATTCCGGATAATAAAAGAAGTTTACTGACGTTATCTAATAACTTAGTATCATTTACTCCTAATGTAAATTCACAAACTACAGCAGATAAAATTGAATTACATTTATATTCGAATTCAACATGGATAACCGGATTACATCAGGTACAACCCGAACAACAGGTTGGTCAATACATAGATAAAGATAATAATCAGCCAATTAATTTAATTAATCCAATTAATATCGACTTATATAAACAGTTAGATAATTTAAATATAACAAACGGATCTTTCAGAATTGTTGTTAACTTTTTCAGAAATTTAATTGGTAGCTATAATACTCAGTATTTAGTAATAGATGATATTTCTCCAGATCGTACCGAATTACGTTTACGCGCTATATCACCGACAAATACAACATTTTTACAACAAGTAACAAATTTTATTAATACGGTTAAGCAAACCCAATCAATTATACCGCCTAATAGTACTATAAATTATTATAAATCATATTTACTAAATTTTAGTAGAAATAAATGCGTATCATTTATTAATATCGTCGTAATTGGTGAGTATATATATGTAAAATTATTACAACCATTACCAGAAGAATTAAAATTAGATTTTAAATGTTGGATTGTTGAAGAATCAAAAAAGCCATATATCGATCGAATCAACGTTATACCAGCAATTCCAACGATAACAACTACAACGACATTAGCTAATCCCAATTGGGCAGCTACTCCTGATTTTAATACATCAACAGATACTGGCATAAAAACATGGAATGATTTATTAGGATCGTCAACACAGACATCGCAACAAATTATTGATGCATATTTTTCAGGTAGTTTATCTGGAATAAAGTTAAATATTGATTATTCTGATTTTAATAATTTTATTTTTTATAGTTCAGCAACAGAACGTTTAGAAAATTTCAAATATAAATTACAATTACTAGAATATTATACAGCACAAAGTGCATCGGTTTCATTAATATCAGGTAGCGTATCAACTACAAATGCACAGGATTTAGAGAAACAACGTGTTAATTTAATTAGCGGATTTGATGCATTTGAAAGTTTTTTATATTACGAATCATCTTCGAAACTAACTACATATACATTACCATTAGCTAATGCAAATGTTCCGGCAGTTACTGGTAGTTATATAACACCGATACCTAAAACGAATTCGACAAAACCATATAATATAGTTTCAATTAATAGTTCACAATTTACTACATGGTTTGATACTATATATTCATATGCAAAATTATATGATGCTTCAAATTATAATTCATTAATTAATGCTATACCGGAACATATAAGATTTAGTCAAGATAGTGTAAACTTACACACGTTTGTTAATATGTTAGGACATCATTATGATATAATGTATACATATATTAATCATATGACTAATATAAATAAACGTGAAGAGAATCCAAAATTAGGAATGCCAAATGAATTATTATATTCTGTGGCAAAACAATTCGGGTGGAACTTAACAGATGGTAATCAGTCACAAGATTTATGGAAATATGTATTAGGAACTAATGAAACTGGTATTCCATTAACTGGTTCGAATTCTGTTAATCAACAATCACTATCCGGTCAGGATATGACATATACGGTTTGGCGACGAATTGTTAATAACTTACCGTTATTATTAAAGTCTAAAGGTACTAAACGCAGCGTACAAGCATTATTATCATGTTATGGCATTCCGCAGTCGATTATTACAATTAAAGAATTTGGTGGTCCTAGATTAGATAGAACTCCTATTTATGAAAAGTTAAATTTTGATTATGCATTAGATTTAATTACAAATACAGCAGGATCTGTAACAGTTAATTATTCGCAATCTATAAACACTGTAGAGTTAAGATTTCGTACTGATAATGTAGTAAAAAATCCACTACTTCCTAGTACGATGACATTATTTACAGTTGGTAGTAATGTAGTAACATTAGATTATACGAGTGGTACTTTAGGTACAATTCAAATTAATGGTACTAGTTCTGCGAATATCGAAATGTTTGATGGTGGTTGGTTGACTACCATGTTGAAAACATCTGGTAATAAATTGCAAGTAGTTGCTAAACGTTCTAAATATGGTAAAATTATTAGCGCGGTATCTGCATCAGCAACAGCATCATTTGCTGGATCCACATCTGTAGTTTTAGGTAGTACCAGTACTGGTGCATCTAGATTGCAAGGACAATTGCAAGAATTAAGATTGTGGTCTAGTAGTTTAAATGATTCTGCGTTTAATAATCACGTCAAAGCCCCGGCGGCATATAATGGAAATACAGATGCTTATAATGAATTAGTATTCAGATTACCATTAACACAAAAAGTTAATCATACAGCAACAGGTAGTTTAACTGGCGCACAACCAGTTTCTTCATCTATATCTGCATCATTTACAAGTTGGACTAATGCAGAGCCATATGATTCAGTAGAAGAAACATATTATTATGATTCTATTTCATTAGGTACTGGCACATTTGATGATAATAAGATACGTTTAGAAAATAACGTGTTAGTAGGTACGTTAGATGTTAAAACGCGTGCTGAACAAAGTCAATATGATAAAGCTCCGGTTGATACGAATAAATTAGCAATATATTTTTCTCCACAAACAATTATCAATGAAGATATTATTGCTCAATTAGGTTTTACGGTTTTAGATGATTATATTGGTGATCCTGGTGATGATGATAGTTTTTCATATCCAGCATTAATAAAAAAATCACATGAATATTGGAAAAAATATGTTGATAAAAATGATATTAATGCGTATATAAAAATATTTACGTTGTTTGATATGTCATTTTTTAGGCAATTGGAACAAATATTACCGGCTCGTGCTAATAAATTAACTGGGTTATTAATACAACCAAATTTATTAGAACGTAGCAAACAAAGTATTTTACCAAAAGCTCATAAATTTCATGTTACATATGATACTATTATATCAGAAGTACAACCAACCGCATCAGCTGATTATACCTATTATACGGGTCAAGTAACTAATATTGCAACATTATCATCGGATGTTGATATCAAATATCAAGCATATCTAACAGCGTCAGCAGATGAACGATATAATGGTAGCACATATAGTTATCAATATGCAATATGGAATGGTACTACATATACAACCGGATCTACACCATATTGGTTAAGTGAAGCACTAATGCCAACAATTTTAAATGCAAATGTATCGGAATATCGATTATCATCCGGATCTGTTTTATATCCGTCAGCATCAGCATCATACTATGGCACTAGTTCATACGGCAGTGGTAGTTATACATTGTATGGATATCAATTTTCTAGTAGTTTAGCACAGGTTCAAGATTATAGACCGACTGGTATGTATAATCAAAAATATGATGGATGTAAATTAACTTCCGCAGATTTTAATATTAATTCTCCACATACAGTTGATGGTAAACCTCCGGTAGAATGGAAACCAGCAAATGGCTCTCAATTAATATATCAAGAATTGTCAGATGATGGATCTTTTTTACGGGGATGATATTTATTTAAAAGGAATAATATATGGGATATCTAGATAATAGCTCGGTTACAGTAGATGCAATTTTAACATTAAAAGGTCGAGAATTATTAGCTCGAGGTGAAAATTCATTTAAAATTACACAATTTGCACTAGGAGATGACGAAGTGGATTATACACTTTGGAATCCTGATCATCCATTAGGAACTGATTATTATGGTGTAATTATAGAAAATATGCCGGTAGTAGAAGCAATTCCAGATGAAACTCAGGCATTACGTTCAAAATTAATTACGTTACCAAAACAAACTGTAAATTTACCAATTGTAACGGTTGGTAATACATCAATATCATTAAATGGTGCTGGAATTAGTGCAGGAATTATTCCTAATACTATTAACATACAAGGTGGTAATGGCACATTAGGGTATACTGCGATTTTATCAGATTCATCAATTGCTACTTTACAAATTACAAAACCTTTACAAAATTCAATTTTACCAACAACCCCTACATATGTTGGTGATAATGAAGATGCACAAAGTGTAGCGGTAGCCGGATTTGAATTTAAAGTAATCGCAAAACCAAATTTATTAACTAGCAAAACAGGTACAATTACTATCATTGGTAACGAAACCGGTGGTAGTGTAACTATTAATTTAACTGTTGCAAAAACACAACCAACAGTAGCTACACCAACCGGTAATATTGCCGAAAGCTAAAAAATTAATAAAAGAAAATATATGAAACATCTTATTGAGCGTTTAAGAAAACAAAGTCGAATAGGAGCAACTCCTAGTAATACAGTAGATCCACAAACATTAGCATTAGCTCAACAGTTAGCTGCACAAATTGTTGCATCTCAACAAGCAGCTGCGATTGCAGCACGTAACGGTCGAGTATTTTCTAAATTTGATATGGTTAACGATGTTGTATCTAATCAAACAGAAGTTGTTACTGCTGGTTTATGGTCTGATAATTTAGCAACGTTATCAACATATTTTACATCATCTGCACAGACAACTACACAAAGAAAATATTATGTAGATGTGTTGCAAGATAATCCTGCGAATGATGGGGCTACTACTCAATTTTCATTAGCATTTGGTCACGCATTAGGTAGTGGTTCTGATGCTCAAGGCCAATTAAATGATTCTCCGAGCCGAGCAATTTATTCGCAATATAAGCAATTATTATTACCTGCTAACAATTCTAGATTTATAACAGCGGGTAGTGGAAGTACTGATTATGTTTATATTGTTAACTTTAAACGTAATCGATTAAAAGAACGTTTAGATGCAGGTAATTTTGAATTACCATTATGTAATGTAACTGCACGTGCTACTAATGCAACTGGATCTGTATCTGTAGGTTCGACTATAATTACATTGATTGATGATTCGACATTAGCATCTGCTACAGTTGGCGATTCTGGAAAGGTATATAATATAGTATCCGGATCATTAGCATCAGGTGTATACAATTCAGCTGCTCCGGTATATTATGGATTAGCATATCCAGACCATGGTGTTTTAGTATTAGATGGTAAAATGCTAGATCAACAATTAGGATTTGCTACTAATACTGGTTCTAGTTCTGAAGGTAATAATCATTTTGTATTATACCAATCTATATCAGGTTCAGCATTACAAACAAATCCATCTACGTCAGACCCATATGGATTCTTAGCTCGTAACTCTGAAAAAATTACTAGTACACATTATTTTGTTCGAATTAAAAATGCTGAGTATAATTTTACTAATAACCCATCTTTTGTAACAGGTTCAGTTGGTCAAATTGCGCAATCATCATTTATCGGTAATCCTAAAACGTATATCACTACGGTTGGATTATATAATGATACTCAAGAATTATTAGCTGTTGCAAAACTAAGCAAACCGCTATTAAAATCATTTCAGCGTGAAGCTCTTATACGAGTTAAGTTAGATTTCTAAACACACTACTGATTTTAGCCCTGTTATATTTATATTAAATATAGCAGGGTTTTTACTATTATGGCAAACATAACATTATCAGATTTAGATTTATACGATGGCATAGTACCTACTGTTTTTAAACGAGTAGATATATCTGATACAACAGTGACACCATTTAAGGTTTATAAATCTTGGAGTGTTATTTCTGGTAGTGATAGTGGTAGTTGTTTGCCGTTATCTGCAATTTATTCTGATATTAATTACTTGCCAGCTTTAGGTACGGAATTAACATTTAATGATTTAAAAAATACAGATAACAGTTTACAAACAGTTACTTATTATTCAGTTAATCGTTTGTTTTATAAAAATAGTAGTACATATTATACATATGGTCCTGCTAATTTAAATCAAACTATAAAACATTTATTTCAGTCGGCTTCTATTTTTTCATTTCCATATGTTAAAATAGGTGAAGGTATTAAGCCGGCATCATTTCAATTAAATACTATAACCGGTAGTATTAATTTAAATTTAACATCCGATAGTCGTGGTAATATTATCGATAGTAATATTAATACATCTTCTATTATTTCTGATGTAAAATTCTATGAAGGATTTAATAAATATTTTGATCCTGCTAATAATAAATTAAACGTAATTCAAGGACCAATTGAATTTGTACCAGGTGTTACTGCATTAACTGGATCTAATAAATCAATAGGATTAGCTGCTAAATTTAATGGTAACAGTTTTATTAATATACCAAATAGCAGTGTACCGGGAACATATGACCGTAATAATAATTATGCTGTATCATTTTTTGTTTCTGCATCAAATACTGGTTCTTCTACACAGAGTTTAATAAGTAAACCAGGTCCGTTTAATATCGTTTTAACATCTACTAAACGTATATTATTTCGCGTACAAGGCACGTCTGTTACGTCGACATC